TATCAATCTGATGGTATAAATGGTTGTATAACATCATTAGTTCATTATTTAAAAAAGAGTGCAGCACAACAATACAAAGAATTGAATGGGGTTGAGATTTCAACTGATAATGTTATATTACCTTTTTTATTAAGTGATAAATCTTTGAGAGAACATTTTGAAAAAACAATTAATGGTAAATGGGATAAAACAACCATGATTGATAACATTAAAAAAATAGTCAATATTACCAATGATCAAGTTTATAAATATCATAAACAATATATGGCTATTAATGGATCTCAAAGAAAACGTATTATTAATGGAGTTCTTAAGGCATCTGGATATTCAATCATATCTCAAATAAAAAATCCAGATTTTTATAAATTAGATTCTCCAAATAAAAATGAAGATAATCTAAATAATGAAGACAATGAGGAAGATAATGATGAAACAGATGATGAAGAAGATGAAGAAGAAGATGATGACGATGAAGAAGGAGATGAGGAAGAAGATGGAGAAGATGGAGATGAAGGAGAAGGAGATGAGGAAGAAGATGATGAAGATGGAGATGATGAAGATGGAGATGGAGATGAATAATAATTAAAAAGGAAAATTGATTTTGAATTTAAAGATTTTTAAACAAAGATAATCAAGATATGTCTTTGTCATCAAAGAAAAAAACAACTCCTAAGAGTAACACTAAAAAAGTAGAAAAATCTGAAAAACCTACGGATGAAGATTTATCTGCATGGAGTATTAGTAAAGAAGATCAAAAAAAATATAAAAAAGAATATGCATCATCTCTACAAAATTTAAGTCATCATGAAGAAGTAGAATTTGATCCAATTAAAGAAAGTGAACTGTGGGTTGATATTTATTCGCCTAAAGAATTATCAGAATATATTGATGATAATCATAATATTGAAAAAGCCATGCTTTGGCTCAATAATTTTCGAAAGAAAGTGCCTAAAACACCTGCTATTTTGTTACTAACAGGTAAACCTGGTATTGGTAAAACTACCTTGGCTCATTTAATATTTAAACAATTTAAATATGATTACCATGAATTTAATGCAAGTGAAGCAAGATCTGGAAAAGAAATAAAAGACTTTCTAGAACCTTTTAACAAGGGTAATATTATTAGTTTTTTCGAAGGCTGTTCTGATATTAAAAAAGGTATTATTATGGATGAGGTTGATGGTATTGATAGTCGTGGATCAATATCCGATGGACTTACAACCTTTTTAACTATGACCCAAGCCAATAAACAAGAAAAAAGCAAATATCCAATTATTTGTATTGCAAATGATTCTGGATCTAGCAAAATTGAAAAAATTCGTAAATTATCTATGGAGTTAGAGATTAAACCTCCAAGCAAAAAAGGTCTTAGAAAATTTATAGAAAAAATTGCAATTGGTGAAAATCTAGATGTAGATGAAGATGTAATTACTGAAATAATTGACAATTCTGAACCAGATTTTCGTCAAATATCCAATAAATTATCATACTTGGTCAAATTAGTTGATAAGAATAGTCATAAAAAAAAAATAAAAGTCACGATGAAGGCATTTGATATTATTAAAGGTTTAACAAAAAATGATAAGAAACTAGAATTAACAGAGGTTCTAGATAAGATATTTTTACCAAATACATTATTTGAAGAAACCCTCAGATTATTTGAAACAGATATAAATATTATATCAATGTCATTTTATTCAAATTTTACGGATAATATTCTAAAATTAGATGTTTCAAATAAGGAAAAAATAAAAACTCTTTCTAAGGTTAGCCAATATTTGGTTGAAGGTGAAATATATTCTGATTTTTATTGGAAAAATAAAGCAAGTAGTTTAGAAACATATCAATGTGCAAATCAAATATTTGGTCCTAAAATTTTAATTAATGACTTAGTTAGTAATAAAAAAACTGCACCTCCATGGGATTTTACAGGCAAGAGAATATTTTATCTGAATCCACATATCATGGAAAGATACTGGAAAATTGCAATTTCATTAAATATTTATTCATCTTCCCATTTATCATATGTTATTGAATTAATCTGGAATTTGATCAAATCAAAGAAATTTATAAGTCAAGAAAAGATTTATCGTAAAATTATGTTCAAATTATTTGACGATGGTGTTGAATTAAAAGATTTTGATAATATTTACAAAGGGTTTGTTCTAGGAACAGAAGATAACAAAGAAAATGATGATCTTTTCAAACATTTTAAAATAGAAGCCAAGAAATATTTTACAGAGCACCAAGCAATTTCTCTAAAGGAATTTCAGGTAAATCTGGAATCGATTCCAAGTCAATTGGACGACTTTTTGTCAATTTAGCAATCGCTAATTGAGGACAATAAAATTTATCAACTTGATTATTTTTTAAATTAAAATTAACTTTTTGGTTTAAATTTGTGGCTACATTTGTCATAGATTTAACTTTTTTATTACTATTTGGTGTTTGTTTTGCTTTCTGACTAACTTTTTTTTGATTTTGAATAGGTTTTTTTTGATTTACATTTTGACTTTGGGAAGATATGGGTGTAGCAGAAGAAGGAGGGGTAAAAGTTGGTGCAATATGATGAGTGGGAGTAGGACTTTGTGTTGGCTTTTGAGATGGAGTTACAGATAAAACATTTAATGGTTTCTTCTGAATAGGCTTTATAGGGTCTTTTTTTATTTGGTTTGAGGGTATTTGTTGATTGTTAATATTTGTATTTTGCATGATAATATATAAAGAATAAAGATAAATTTATCATTTTTTAAACTTGGTTTTGAAATCTAAATGTGAAATATTTAATAATATCAATTCTTAATTTATTTATTTCATCTGGATATTGTATCTTTTCAAATTCTTTTTCAGATCTATTTATTTTATCATTCATATCAATAAATGCTTGATGTGTAATCTGTTGTTTTAATTTATTTAATTTAATTTTTTCTTTTTGCAATAATAACCATTTGCTTAAGATTGGATATTTTGGTGTTAAACTTTCTAATACTCTCCAACTTTCTAATGCTTTAACTTCATATTCATTCAAAATTGTAACTGGGTCTTTATGTTGAACTGTTTTAGGAACTGGAATGGATCCAATTGTATTTTCATTTTCAATTGAATCTAATTTACGACTAATAACATTTTTAATAGTGTTATTTTTTGATAATGTTTCTTCTAATTGTGGAGGATCCTCGATATATCCAGTTTCTTCAACTGGAATATCATCTAAATCAACATCTTCATCTTCACATTCTTTCATACTTGTTACTTCAGACGAATTATCAATAGTAACACTTTCTTCTTCCTCAAAATCTTCATCTTCCTCTTCTTCCTCAAAATCTTCATCTTCCTCTTCTTCCTCAATGTCATCTTCTTCTTCATCAACATGTTCTTCTTTTTCATGTTTAATATTTTCTGGTTTTTGCTGAATGATAGGTGGTTTAACACTTTTAATTTGATTATCATTATTCAAAGGACCAATACCATCTTTTAAAATGGCATAATCTGCTAATTTCATAAATCTTTCTTGAATTTTTAATTTTTCATTATCCTGGGTTAAACCCATCGCATTTTTTGTACTAACTGCATTTTTTTTTCTAGAAGGAATGATTCTTTTTAGTTTAAGTGTAATTGCTGAATTGTTTTCTCTTTCTTCTAAAATATGTGTAATCATATCATCTACAATTTTATCATTATTGCAATATTTAATCAATGCTTCTCTAAGAAATTTTTTATTAACAGATGGATGTCTTTCTGATTCAACTAATTCTAAAAATTGAGTTCCATCTTCCAAATTGAGATCCATCGAACGAATATTATTAGTTTTATAATAAATAGTAATTTCCTTACTAAGTCGTTCTCTTTTTTTGACTCTTTCCAATCTGGCTTTAGATAATGATCGTATTTCTTCATCTAATTTTAAGAATTCTTTGATTGTTTTTTTAAAATTATAAAATTGAACTGCCATTCTATTATTTTAATATATTGTAAAGTTATTATAATCTTTATTTTTACTTGAAAATAGACAATAAAATGTCAGATAATAGTGATGATACATCAACTGTTAATAAAACTGCTATTTCTGAAAAACGAGAAATTAATGAAAAAGCAACATTGGCTGCTATTAGAGAACGTCAAGAAAGATTGTCTCAAATTAAAGAACGTCGAAAAGCCGAAAGTAATAATAAACTGAGCACTGGGTTACAATTATTGTATAATTCATTGAAAAGTCAAAATCAGTATCTTTTAGAAGAAATCCAAGAAGTTTTTAAGACTAATTTGCCTTTTAATTGTGATTTAAAACCTGATTTAATTAAACCACCGTATATTAGTCCAAAAATAGTTAGTCATAAAATAGAAAGACATATGAATTCGATTATTTAGACAAAACATATAAAAAATATATAAAATAATAATGATTTTATAGAATAAAATGGATCTATTAAAACATCGACGTGAAAAAGATATCAAAAATCAAGAATTAATTAAAGAGATCATTGACGGTGATGCCGTTCAAAGATATAAATTTGGTTCTTTAACTGAAATGGGTCTAATTAGAGAATTAATGCTTGATAAGATCATGACAGATAAACTCAAGAATCAAAGTGATCTAGAAAAATATGATAAAATCAAAGAACAATTAAAAGAATATTTTTATATTGAAAGTCTAGATCAATTAGACACAGGTAATTATGTCAGATATTTAAGTTTTGCCAATGATACTTTTGAATTAAAGAAAGGCGGACATTATGTAAATTGTAAAGATAATTTTATTATTTTAAAAAATCTACCACAAACACTTAATGATAAAGCATCTTTTTGGAAAATTAGCGATAAAACTCCATTATTCTGTAAATTAGATGATGACGATAAATTAATATTGGTTTTAATGGAAAAATTATAAATATAAATATTATTCTTATTGTTCATCCATGTTATTTGAATTAGTGTTATTAGTTGGATTAGTTTTCATAAAAGAAAATAGAATATTCGCAAAACTATTAACAACTGGATGTGAAATAGCCTCCTCGATAACTTGGTTACATTTTGTTACTGATAAATCAATAATAGATGGAATAGTACTAAATGCAAATTTAATAATGTTAATGTCATTATCTGAAATATTTGGGAAAATAGTTTTAAGATTGTCTTTGATTTTATCAAAGGCTTTAATGATTACTGCTTTTTTATCATCCCAATTTAATTTTTCATATTTGCTAAGAACCTTGATAATTTTATTTATAATATTAAATAGATTACTACTAACTCCTTGAGGGGTTATTTCTTCCATTTTAATAGTATCATATATAGTTGTATACAATTCATTGACAATTGTATTAAAAGAATCAATCGTATGGGTTTGTTCAATTTCTGCGAAATATTCAAAAACTTTCTGAGGAAAAGTACTGAGGGCTGCGATTTTGATTAAATCCGAATTTGGATACGAGTTGACTAATTTAATACTAATATCAATACAAATATAATGTTTTTGAATAGTGCTTAATGATTTTACCTCATTAATATAATTAATAATTTTATAGATAACTGTTTTTTCATTAGTGTCAATTACACCAGTTAAAATATCATTCGCAATTTTTGGATAAATATCATTTATAATCTTATTCATATTTTCATTTTCAATAAAAAAATTAGTAGCCATCTTTAATTGTTATATATAATAATTAAAATCATTTTAAACTTTTTTATCAAAAAACAATTTTCACTTTTTGCTAACACTTTTTTCTAAAAAGTGTTTTTTGACCACACTTTTTCCTAAAAAGTGTTAGCAGTTGTTCCAGAATACATGTTGTTGTGTGATATATTTTTTTTTAGGATCATTTACAAAAACATTATATTTACCTCTATCTTTATCTAACACATCAATCATTTTTAATATTTTTTCTTGATTATTAAAAGGAATAAATCGATTATAATATGGTATATCTTTATTATATTCATAATGGTGTATATATCCATATTTTACCAGAGATGTAATTGTATGATATGATTTTGCAAGGTATGTTCCATAATTTAAAATATTTATTAATTTATGAGTTTCAGTAATATCATTTGATAATTTATTTGGAGGTATTTTAAGTATGTTTTTAACTTTAATAAATTTTGCACAATCATCATAATCTATTATTGTATGATTGATTGATTTTTTAAAAATTATTTTAATAACTGAAAAGATTTCTGTAAATGAAAATTTATAAGTATGTTCATATACGGTATAAAAAGTCCCTTGAATAGACATCTTATTTTATTAGAAAAAAAGATAATTTTGTAAAATAATTTACAATAAAAAATTGAATATCTATCATATATTTTCGATAATTGTTGATCATATCATTTCAACTTTTCTGGTACTTTTTCGTACTTTTATATTTTAATTATGCCTCGCACACCTAAAGGAGCATCTTCCGCCGCTGATTCTAAGGCCTCCAAAATTAATTCCACTCAAATGACTAAGGGTCGTCGTTCGCATGATCCTAATCGTAGTCTCGCTTCTCTCCCTGTCGCTCGTATTATAAATAATGTTTATTCGTTCGCTGATAATCAGGTATTGGCCAAAGGTTTGATGATTGTATTAGCAAGTCTTGCAGATTTGAAGGAAAGTACAATGCCAACTGGTCCGGATAACCATAATGCTGGTTCTCGTCCAATTATTCGTTCATTTAACGATATTGTTCAATGGGCCAAAGGTTTAACTTTTGATTCAGGCTTTTTGGTTGTAAATCTAACTGGATCAACTGGTACAGGTCGTTGTATTTCACGTGGTGAATATTTCGGTAAATCAATTCACATCACATCAGGTGGTTTGACATATTCTAACAAGCGTGGTACTCATACTCTGCTGTGTGGTACTATTTCAGATCGTGCCGCGCATGCTTTTGTAGATTTGACTGATCCATTTGTTGCACATACTATTCCTGCTTTATCACTTTTGGGTATCATTAGTATTGTAGAAGAAAAAAATCGTCATGAAGATGATGATCTTGTATTCGAAGAGGAGGATGAAATCGGTAACGATATCTCATACGCACTTCTTGTTGATTTAGGCAAGGTGATTAATCCAAAACTTATTTACAAGAAGATTCATCATAAGAAAGCAAGTCATACAAAGTCTGAAAAAAAGATTGTTGTTAATGATAAAAGCGATTACATGATAACAATGGATCTTCCCTCTTCATCTGAAGAAGAAGATGATGATGAAGAAGACGGAAACCCTGATACACCTCCTAAAACATCTAAGCGTAAGCCTCGTAGTATTCGTTTGAATGCCGAAATTCAAGAAGAAGACGATGAAGACGAAGATGAAGATGATGATTAGGTTTAATCATTGATACTTTAATACTTTAATACTTTACTTTAACACTTTAATACTTTAATACTTTAATACTTAAAAAACTTTTTTTTATCTATATATAAATAAAACCTATATGCCTGCTAATATTTTTAGAAAACGTGCACCTTTAACAAAACGTGAAAGACGCTATTGTTCATGTTTATTAAATGTTAGAGATAAATCACCTATAAATCCATATGCTATATGTACTAGTTCAGTTTATACTCAACAAGGTGTTACTCGTCGTAAAAGAGTTGACTGTGACTCAAACTATGAATATGAAAATGTACCTGTCGAAATGCTTAGATCATTAGCCAAAGAGAAAAAGGTACCAATTCATTCAAAAGTTGGTAATAAAAAAGTTATGACCCCAAAGAAGACTCTCATTAACCGTCTTTACAAACATATTTATACTAGAAAATCCAAATATTACCACTCTCTTAAAAATAAGGCTTCAAGTAAAAAAGAAAAAGAAAAATAAAAAGAAAAATAAAAAAGAAAATAAAAAGTAATAAGCAAACTATGTATAATTAAATATGAAAGTAAGCAACTTATAAATAACATGTCTATTTCTATGTCTATAAAAAATAATCTGCATCATTATCTAGTTATACTGATAAAAAAAAAAGATAAAGATCAGATTTATCAAGAAATAACCAATCATTTTAATACAAATAATCAATTTATTTTATCAAAGGATTGTGATTTAGTTTTATCATTTTTATCAAATGAAATAGATTCAGTCTTTCAAGATAAATGGAATAATGTTTTAGATTCTATAATTAATATTTATCAATTTAAAAACTGGTCATTTAACCTTTCTAGTTACCCTTTAATTATTAGAATTTTATGTAATCTAGGAAGATATGATGAAGCAATTGAACATTTTAAAATAATGGAATCAATTGGTTTACCAATTAAGACTAGAACAATTGGTCCATTACTAGAAAAACTTACTAATCTAGAAAGTAGATATTTTAATTTTCTAGTTGAGATATTTGATAAATATAAAAAAGTATTTACAATTGATCAGTTTGAATCGTTACTAGAATTATTTAATGAAAACTTTGAAAATCCTATTATAACGGAAAAACTACATCAGTTATTAGAACTTTGGAGTCAACTAGATTTTTTTTTAAATTCTAGATTAATTAGATTAATTAATAATTTAAAAACAAGTATTCAGATTAACTTTTTAAAAGGGGTATGTTCTAGATGTAATAATAAAATCCAAAAACATACTCTGTCTAGTAATGATCGTGAAATTCTAGTAGATCAATTAATGAATGTTTCGCTTAAGAATAATAAATTTCAAGAATGGGTCAATAATTTTGTCAAATTACCTCATTCTAGATTAGTAATTATTGATGGTGGAAATGTTGGACACTGTATCAATGGAGTTTTTTCAAAAGACCCAATTATTAATTTATTAAACCAATTAATGGAAAGTAAAACATTTGATGATCAAACTGTATTTCTAGTTGTTCTGCATCAAAGTCGTAAAAAAGAATTTAAATTGTCACCTCTAGGTTGTTTGGTCTATTATACTCCATACAATGAAAATGACGATTTGTATTGGATGTTTATAAGTTTTATGATTAAAGATTCTCTAGTAATAACAAATGATAATTTACGTGATCATCATGTTGATAAATTAGATGAAACACTTTTTAAACGTTGGAAAGATAATCATCTAGTTACATATTCTAGATATAGAGATAATGATCAATTCATTTTAAATTATCCATTAGAATATACTATTGGAGTTCAAAAAACTAATGATAATCAATGGCATTTACCTGTTCAAGAAAAAGACAATCTAGAATGGTATTGTTTAGAATAATTTCCTGAGTAAATATTTGCTTAATTATATTTTTTATTGTTTTAATGAGTAAGAAAAAGTCTAAAAATAGTCTAATAATTAAATATTAATTTATTAGAATAAGATAAAGAAGTACTTTAATTTTAAATCATGAATTTGGAAAAAGACACATGGAGTATTATCTCGAACTATTTTGAATCAACTCCTAAATATTTAACAAAGCATCATCTAGATTCATACAATGATTTTATTAATAATAAAATCTATGATATTTTCAATGATACACAATCAAATCCTCAAGTTGTAATTTTAATTGATAAAGAAAATCCCGCTATTACATATGCTATCAAAGTTTATTATGGTGGAAAAAACACAGATCAAATACATATTTCTAGACCGGTTATTTATGATGCATTAAAAGAAACTGTCAAACCAATGTATCCGAATGAAGCACGTCTTAAAAATTTAACATACGCTTTTAATGTCTTTTGTGATATTGAAATTGAATATATTATTAAGGAAAACGATAACATTATATTTCAACAATTTGGTCCTTTTTCATTCAAAGATATTAATATAGGACGTGTTCCAATTATGTTACACTCAACATTATGTCCACTTTCTGGTGTCAGTAATGAAATGTTAAAAAAACTAGGTGAATGCCCTTATGATCATGGTGGTTATTTTATTATCAATGGTCGTGAAAAAGTGTGTGTTTCAAGAGAAAGAAAGTCCGAAAACAATCTTTATATCAATAAATCAGGTAACCCTGATTTTCTTTGGACAGCAGAAGTAAAATCAGTACCGGCTGAATTTCGTTATGCTAGAAATACTTATTTACATGTTGTTGATAAAACAAAAGAAATTGTTGTTGAAAATCCATATTTTAAATCAGGAAAATCAGACACTGGTGGTAAATACATTCCTTTATTTGTTCTTTTTCGTGTTTTAGGTATTGAAACAGATAAAGAAATCATGGAATGTATTTTTCATAATACAGAAGATGAATTTTCTAAACAAGGTCTTCGTATACTTGAACCCTCAATGGATAGTGAAGATAATAGAGAAATATTTGATCAAATTACTGCTCTTAACTATCTAGAAAAATTTACGAAACGGATGGATGCTTCAGAAGGTGGTGATATTCAACGTAATCGTGTAGAACGTTATGCTGTTCTTTTTAAGAATATTTATGACAACTTGTACCCTCATGTTGGTAATGACTTTAAGGAAAAAGCCCTCTACCTAGGTTATTGTGTTAACCAACTTCTTCAAGTTATGATGGGTATCAAAGAAGAAGTTGATCGTGATTCTTTTGAATACAAAAGAGTTGATTTATCTGGTTACATGATTGCCAATCTTTTTCGTGATGGTTATAAACAATTACAATATGATGTTCGTAACAAGATTTCATCAGCATTTGCATTCGGTTACATTGAATTAAAAGGTCAAAACATAACTAGTATTGTTAACGAAGGAAGTGTGAAATCAATCTTTAATCCATCTTCAACAGAAGAAATTGTTATCAAAGGGTTTCAAACAGGTACTTTAAGTAATCCCGGTGGTACTAGTAGTAAAAAAGGTGTTATTCAACAAATTGATCGCCGTGGTTTTTACAGTTATTTAGGTCAAGTTCGTCGTTTAGTTACTCCCAATGATACTGGTACACGTGTTCCTATTGATCAACGTCGTTTACATGCATCACAATATGGTTATATGTGTCCTATGACAATTATGGATGGTACCAACGTAGGTATTAAAAAACATTTTACTTGTTTAGCACAAGTGACAACGGGTAGTCCAAGTGAACCAATTAAAAGAGCACTTGATGATGCTGGTCTTATTCCTCTTAGTGATATCCATCCTAGATTACTATATAAACAAACAAAAGTTTTTCTTAATGGTCGCTGGGTAGGTGTTCATGCTGACCCTCCAAGACTGGTAGAATGGATTCGTTTACTTCGTCGTAATGGTTTAATTAATATCTTTACATCAATTTCTTGGAAAATTAAAGAAGATACTATCTTTGTTTTAACTGATGGTGGTCGTTGTACTAGACCATTATACATTTTGGAAGATAACAAAACTTTAATAACTGAAAAAATTGTTCGTGAAATTAAATCTCATGGACGTACTTGGTTAGATTTAGTTGTTGGATTTAAAGAAAAAACAAAGAAAATTAAACATATTCATAATGAATACTATCATCCTCATACTATGGGTTACAGCAAAGTGAATACAATTGAAGATTTAAAGAAACATTCAGGTGTGATTGAATATCTTGATAACAATGATATGAATAATGTTATGTTAACGGCTAGTCTTAATTTAGATAGTAAATTTGTAGATTATACACATGCTGAATTACATGAATCGATGATGTTAAGTTTAGAAGCACAAGGTATTCCTTTTGCAGAATATAACCAATTACCACGTAACGTTTATGGTATCGGTCAATCTAAACAAGCAATTTCTTTATATGCAACTAATTTTATGCACAGAATCGAAACAACTGGAATGGTGCTTTCTCATCCTCAAAAACCACTAACTAATACTCGTCTTGGTAAACATATTTATAATGATCGTCTTGGTCATGGTCAACATATTATTGTTGCTGTTAGTGCCTATACTGGTTACAACCAAGAAGATTCAGTTATTTGCTGTCAAGATTCTATAGATCTGGGTATGCTTAAAATTTCATACTCTAAAGGGTATGAACAAACTGAAAAGCAAGATCCTAAAACAGGTACATTTGAATTTTTCTATACTCCGGAAACCCTAAACATGCGTGAAGATGCAGATAAAGTCCAACCTAAACAGTATAATGATTATTCAAAACTAGATCAATATGGTTTAATTCGAGAAGGTACTCATTGTGAAGGCAATGAAATTGCAGTTGGTAAATATGTTAAATTTACACGTTCAGAAGATCCTCCATTGGATATGTCTGTTGAAGTACATGGTAAAGGAGAAACAATTGATAAAGTTTTTACATCATATACAGATGATACCAAAGCCAAATTAGTTAAGATTCGTGCTATTAAAGAACGTCCACCAATGATTGGTGATAAGATTGGTTCCAGATATGGTCAAAAGGGTGTCTTAGGTATTACATTAAGCAGAGCAGACATGCCGCATACAAAGAGTGGTATTCGCCCAGATATTATTATTAATCCAGGTGCATTTCCTAAACGTATGACAAATGGTCATTTAATTGAAACAGCATATTCGAAATTATGTGCTCTTTTAGGTTTAGTCGGCGATGGTACGGCTTTTGTCCCTAAAAATATGGAAGATTTAGCCTCAAAATTAGAAGAATATGGATTTGAAGGATATGGTAATGAAATTCTTTATGATGGCTTTGATGGACAGCAAATGGGTGCTCACTTATTTATTGGTCCAGTCTTTTATCAACGTTTCAAACAGATGGTTGGTGACAAGATCCATAGTCGTGCATCTGGTAATAGAAATGAAGAAGATTTCTCAAGTATGGGTGGTCGTTATACTGTTCGTGAACGTCAACCAGTAGCAGGTCGTGCAATTGGTGGTGGTGCTAGAATTGGTGAAATGGAACGTGATTCGATTGTTGCACATGGTATTGCAGGCTTCTTAAAAGAAAGTATGATGGAACGTTCTGATAAATATTATACACATATCTGTCAAAACAGTGGAAGAATTGCGATCGTTAATCCAAATGAAAATCTATTTATTTCTCCTGAAATTGATGGACCCATGAATTATGATGTTATTGAAACTTTAGAATTAGATAAAAATGAAAATAAAGGTCGCGAACTTCAAGAAGTATTTGGTCCTAATACTTTTAACCAACACGAAACTGAATTCTTTAGAGCATATATGCCATATTGTGCTAAATTGATGATCCAGGAATGTGAAGCAATGGGTATTTCTATTCGACTTAGAACTGAGAAATCAGTACATAGACTTGAAGAAGAAAGAGAAAATGGTCATGAATTTAAAGAAGCCGTTTCACCTAGAATTGTTAATAAAGGATTACAAATCCAAGATGAAATGGACGAATTAGAATCATTAAAAGAAATATTAAAGAATAGATTTGCTAAGGCCAAAGAAGAAGAAGACAAAGAAGAAGATGATGATGAAAAAGATGATGAAGAAAAAGATGAAGATGATGAAAAAGATGATGAAGAAAAAGACGATGATGAAATGAAAAAAATATATCAACGTGGAGGTAGTAATGTAACTCCTCCTCCAGAGGATAGTGAAAATTTTGTTGAAGTAAAGTCTCCTGATTTTGAAGAGTTACCTGAATTTAACCAATCAGGAGGTGGTTATGATAATGATGTTAAAAATTATTATTTAGAAGAAAAAGACCATGGTCATATTACTAAAACATTAGGTGATTCTCTTGATTTAGATTTATTACAAACTGATATGGGTAATCAATCAAGTCTTAATTCTGATTTTTCAGAATTAGGAAATAGTCAGCATGGTGGAGGTGGGATCCCAATAAGTTATTTTGATTCATCTGATGCTCCTAGTTCAATGACTAATATTTCTGACTTAGGTAGTAATATGTTAGGAAAATTCGGTAATCCAATGGGTGATCGAATGAGTTCATCTTTACAAAATATGAATCGTCCTAATTTTCCACCTCAAACTGGTGGTGGAAGAGTAGAAGGGAAAAAAGAAGCAAATAGTGGAGATGATGTTAAAGTTATTAGATTAGATCCTAACTATAGAATGGCAAATGATGATAGTTTTGCTGAACCAGCACAACAACAACACCAACAACACCAACAACAACAAATTGGTGGGAGTGAAAGTGCTATGAATAGAGATAATGGATTTGACAATGAAATCTTTATTTAATTTCAAAAACCAAAAACAAAAAATTGAAAGTATTTATATAAAAGACTTAAAAAATATCTTCATTTATAGAAAATTAAAGAAGTAAATAAAACAAAATGAACTTTGAATTTCTTATGAAAACACGTGTTAATCTATTAAAAATGCTAAAATATCGTAAAATTGATGTTTCTGCATATGAGACTTTTAATCAAGAAGAATTAAAACAAATGCTTCATCAATCTCTTTTAGATAAAACTTTTACAAATCCTGAAGTAGGTCCTTTGGATATGATTGTAAAAAATTCAGATGATTCCTATACATATGTTAAATATCGTCTTGATAAAATTAAAACTGCACGTGCTATTGAATCTTTCATTGAACAAATTTATAATACTCAACTAAAACCAATGGATAAATTAATTCTTGTCGCACCAGAAAGAATTAATATTCAAGGATCTTCATTTGAAACAATGCTTAACAACTTTTACAATCAAATGGGATACTATGTTCAAATTATTAGTCTTCCACAATTATTGATTGATATTGTAAATCATCGTGATGTACCACATCATGAAGTTATTAGTGAAACAGAAAAAAAAGATTTACTTGAAAAATATTATATTAAACAACAGAATTTACCAGTTATTTTACGTGATGATGCTATGGCTCGTTATCTTGGACTTCGTCCTGGGGAAGTGGTGAAGATTCTAAGACCAAGTCCAACGAGTGGAACTTATACTTCTTATCGTATTTGTGTTTAAATAATTCAGATAGTTTATTAATTTCACTTTCATTATTTCGTAAACTTTGTTCTGATAGAGGAACTTGCATTTTGAAATAGATTAAATTCCAATTTTGTGATTTTTTATTAATACTTAATACATACATTAGACATGTATCAGTAATCTCCCAAATTTTTTCATTAACAAAAACAATGTTATGATAACTCATGTGTTGACTAAATGTAGATAGTTTTGTAATGGAATGTAGACTAATACGTGAATCAAATTTGTTTGTAGATGGTTGATGATGAGTAATATGTGATTCATGAAAAACATCTTTGAAAGATTGGCTTTTAAAATTACGTTCTCTTTGAAAAAAGTTATTCTGATATTGATATTGATAATATTCTTTTTTACTTTTTAATTTATAATTTTTTACAAGATAATCCGACAGATTATCTGTATTATCTGCTAATTCAAAGATTTCGGAAGATATAAATGCTCCTAGTTCAACTTTAATAAAATAATTTGATGAATTTCTAATTTCATTGTGATTCCGATTAACAATTTCCGCAATCTTTGCAAACATAGTAATAGTAATAGATATTGACTATAGATTAGTTGTTCATTTTAAATTTAAATCAATTTTTTGTTATATCAAAAAAATTGAATATAAAAGATATATGAATTATCAAAATTAGTAATCATTTCAATAATGTCATTATATCATGCCTGGCTATTTCTCCAAGACGGATCAACATCTGGTCTTAATTTAAATGCTATTGGATCAAATTTATTAAATAATTCGATTGAAAAGATTGTTACTTATAAAAGTTTTCTAAAACTTATCCCTAATCCCGCACAAGATATTAATTCAAAATCTAAATTAAAAATGCTTTCAGAATGGAATGTTTCAGGTGATTATTATCAACTTTATGGTTGGACTTCAGGTCAAAGTAGTAAAGTCAACGCACATAACTTTGAATTTGATGATTATCAAGATCAAGACTTCTTTGGTGATTTGATTCTATTTAAGATCGATCTATCGACACATCAAATTTTAAATATTAATGAAAGTGATGTCAGTATTATTGATATCGCTAATCGTGAAGAAGAAATGGAAGATGATGATGATGAAGAAAATAAAGGTGAAGATTCTGATTCTGATAATGAAAAAGGTAATGAAGATGATGGAGAAGAAGTTGATGAAGATGTAGATGAAGAAGGTGAAGAAGACGAGGATGAAGAGGAAGACGAAGATTATGAATATGATGATGATGATAAGGCAGAAAATGATGATGTCGTGGAAGATGAAGAATTTTATGATGATGATGACGAAGATGGTGAAACATCTGGTCGATCACGTAAAAAACAAATTCCTAAGACTAATATTTGTAATTTCACTCGTTTAATTGCTTCAAATACCCTTCGTGAACGTTTAGACAAAACTTTACCTGATAGTGATAATGAAAAACAAACAATGATCATTGATAATTTTCGTAAACTTTTATTTCCGAAAAAAGATAAACTAAGCAAACAAGATAATAATGTATTACGCGAAATAGAACGTGGTATTTATAATTGGACTGTTCGCGAATCAGATAAGAAAGGATTCATGTGTTATTGGGAGGATCGTAATTTTATCAAGATCTATATTCATAAAGCAATTTCTATTTACCAAAATCTTTGCTCTGATAATGTAAAACTTGTTAAGTTTGCTCTTGAAGGAGACAATGGTTATAAATTATCAGAAATGTCACCAACTGAATTGAATCCGGAAAAACATGCCGAAATTATCAATAAAATTAAAGAAAAAGATAAGGTTATGTTCGAGAAACAAAAGGGTGTTGGATCGAAACACTTTAAATGTGGTAAATGTAAAGAGAAAGATGTCTCAGTTACAACGGCACAAACTCGATCAGGTGATGAAGGTATCACACTCTTTCTTACTTGCAATAATTGTGGTAACCAATGGAGGATGTCTTAATATCTTCATGCAAATTAAATTAAATTTAATATAATAATATTTTTTATTATTCTATATAAATCAAATGTATGAATTAGATTTACTTTTAAAGAATTATTGTAATATTACACCGTATATTTATTATTATGCATGTATTTCATGTAATAAAGAAAGTATTTTAGATTTAAATATTAAGCATCATAATTATAAAAATATACAATGGTGTTCACATTGTAATAAAGAAAGACATGTTTATTTTTATCATCAAAAATATAAAAATTAAACATAAAAATTAAAAACAGTTACAATAATTTATTGTAAGTATGGTGGATTTGCGACCATGTTAGGTTCATTAACAAGATCTTTTGGTGAAATATATTCTTCATTTGTAAAGGCATTGAAGAAAGGTGCTTCATCAGTACGACCACCATCATATTGACGTGAATAGAGAGTATCTCTGAAGTCAGTAGCACCACCACCACGTTTATTCATACGCATACGACGTGATCTATTTGATCGCTTGGATTTCTTAGATTTCTTTGAAATGTGGTGTTTTTTGGATTTCTTTGATTTTTTTACTTTTCTGCCACCGGTTAATTGGTAAAGATTTAATGATTTGACATCACCGGCAACTGCTGGTGTAGGAGGAAGATCAACTTTTACACCTTCACCATTGGCAAAACTCATAACTCTATCTGAAGCAGGTGAACCTCCACGTTGTCTAACTGAACGTTTGACACGTTTCACTTGTTTGGATTTATTTTGTTTTCTTGAAACTTTTTGCATTTTAAGTAAATATGATTTTAATATTATTGAAGAAATAATTTATTTTTAATGCTTATAAAAAATTGAAATAAGATTTTCTTATCGAATTACAAAAGATAAAGATTATAATAACATAATGGAATTTTGTGATAATTGTCAAAACCTTCTTCGGTCTCAAATTATTACTGATAATAAAGGAAAATCAAAGATTGAATATCATTGTCGTCATTGTACGAATGTAAAACATCGTCAAGACACAAGCCCTATTTATACAAACGTTTATGATAAAGACATTTTCAGTAGTTTATACATAAATTCACATATTAGATATGATAATACTTTACCACGTGATCAAAGTATTGTTTGTCCTAATCAAGATTGTCCCTCACATAAAACTGGTAAAAATAAGGTTTCATATGTACGGTACAATCCTGAAGCACTAAAACACATCTATTTCTGTCTATTCTGTGATGAAGAATGGAAGACATCTTAAAATAAATTCTTGTTCAATTACAATATTTTCCTTTTTTAGATACTATTTTTATTATAAAATTGAAAAAAATTATTTAGTAATAAAATATATTGGTATAGATTCATTGTACCTTTTATTCCATATTACAGATATGGATACAATTTACGAGTCGGACGAACTTGAACTTGAATCGAGTTGTGATGAGATGGATTCGGATTACGATCCATCCTGTCTCTACTGTCGGTACAAAAACATGACCCCGGAAGTAGAACACTTTGGAAAAAAAATCGAGTCTTATATGTACAAGGACATTATTAATCTACTGAACGAAGAAGGAATTCAACGTTTGTTAATTGATAAAGGTACACAACTCGGTGATTCAGAAATGGTGTTCGATGGCAACTTTTGTTTGGATCAAATGTATGAATTTCACTGTCGGTTTGATGGTTTAATTAAATACTTTGAGGGACAAATTATCAGAGTCATGGGTTTTGAGGAAGGATCAAGATTTATCAAAGATGTACGTCATCGCGATTTTATTCCTGAAAAGATATCTGATGATCATAAACATAAACTTGAGAGCATGAGTCATGAAGAACTATTAATTGAGAAATCAATAGTTGAATCCAAAATGATACAAGCACTACGACAAGCAATGATTTTTGATTATTCGGATTTTCTTCCTTATTACAATGCAATTGAAGAACAACTTTGATCTTTTATTCAAATCGAATAAATTTTTTTTATAAAAAGTTTAGTAATTATATAGTAAATAGAAAACATAGAAAACATAGAAAACATAAAGAATGGAATCAAATGGACCTGCTATGGAAAAATTTAAACTTAAACATATTTCTCAATTCTTAGGTATTGCTCTAGTGTTATTTATATTAATTAATATTGCATACTATATGTATTATTTATTAGAGGGAGTAAGAACAGATGAAGTACTTTCTACATACAATAAAATTTCAACAACAAAATTGCGTGAATTTAAACAGACAGATTGCTTAGCACAATATAATGATAAATATTTGGCTGATTTCTATATTGCAAGTTCAGCAATGAGTTTTTTAATTGGTAACCAACGTTTTGATTATGTTAACACTGATATGATTAAAAACTGTTTAATTATGGGTGCTAGATATATTGAATTACAAGTCCTAAATAGTTCTTTTTCTAGTTCAATGACAAGACCAATTATCACAACTGGATACAAAGAAGGTCAATGGCAAACATCATTAAATAATATTGATTTTGAAGCAGCATGTAATGTAATTGCCGAATTTGCTTTTAATCCAGAAGTTAAAACACATGAATTCCCTCTTTTTATTTACATTAAATTACAAATTGATAACAATCCAAAAACATTAAGTAAAATGGCGGCAATTATTAAAAGATATTTCCCTTCTAAAACTGAAAAAGATTTAGATATTGGTAATCGAATTTTACCAGATATTAACCCTGCACAAACAAAAATATGTAATTTATTTAATCAGGTTATAATATGGTCAGATCCAGTACAAACTAATGGTTATGATGAAGACCAACAGAAACTTATTCTAGAATATCAAAATTTAATTAATAAACATCCTCCAAATAGACTTCATTTTAGTAAATTAACTGAATTTAATCCAATGAATATTAAAGTTAATCAGAAAATGCCAAAGACACCACAGGATTATCAAGAAGAATCAGATGCATTAAGTGAATATAATCGAAAAAATTTGACTATTGTTTATCCACACAATGATCTAGATACAACAACAACAAATTATGATCCTGAAGAAGCATGGTCATATGGCTGTCAATTTGTAGCGATTAATTATCAATTAAATGATCAATATAGAGCTGTTTATTTTGATAAATTTAAGTTAGATAGTCTTGTATTAAAACCGAATAGTTTACAATTAATTGTACCTCAACCTACATTAATGTCATTAGACAATTTACCATCATCGAAAAAAGTTGTTTCAATGGATTCTTCAAGAAGACAAATGCCACATTATTACAAGAACAAACCAGTTTATTTCAGACCATATAGTGATGCTGATAAAATTTTAACAATTGAAAAGAATATGTTAGTTGTTAAAGATAAAAGAAATGACCAAGTTGATATTGTTGATGCATTTTTAATAGAGAAATCTTTACATGATCCAGAAAGTAATACTTATATATCATTACAATCAGTTAGATATCCAAATAAATATTTGGTATTTAATGGCGGTGAATTTGAAATTAATGATTGGAGAATAAAACAATATGATCAAGACGCAACAGATTTTATGATAAATTCTACTTTTATTCCGATGAAAGGTTTTGCAAATACACGTGCACAAGTGAAAGAAGATGGAAGTGAATTAATTAGTTTTTATCTTCAAGAGAAAAAGAAAAGTGTTATGTATTACCATTTATTAAATCAAAATATTACGGATGTGAATGATAATATAGGTGACTTAGCATTATCAAATCAATCGACTTTTTATATACATAAATTGAACGTTAAAACATTAAACAATATTCGACAATCTGATGGATTTTATGTTCATAATGAATCAACATTATTAACTAAACGATATTTTAACTTGAATCCAAATGGTGTCTTTGAATTTATTGATGAAAGAGATATTAAAAACTTTCCATTATCAGTTGGTGATTATATACACATTAAATCTAGTAATGGAACTTACTGGAATATAGGTAGAAATAATACATTACGTAGTAATCTATCTACCCCTGGATTGACAACACGATTTAGTATTGAAGATAAATTAAAGCATTCAGTAATATATTATGAAGGAAATCGAGATAAAACTCCATTAATTGTACAAAAAGATGGTATTCTAAGATTGGCATATAATAGTGAATATGAAGATGAAAAGACTCATTTTATTCTAGGAACAAGTTTTATTAAGAAATAATATAATGAAAAAGAAAAAAAGAAAAAAGAAAAAAAGAAAAAATAAAAAGAAATTCTAAAGATAAAGTAAGAAAACATCGTACATAGAATAAATAAAATGAGTTCGATTACATCAAGACAAGTTAATACACTGAATTCTAACTTAAATAAAAATAATATGTTCTCAGATGGGTCTGAGTATAATTATAATATGTTAATTATGATTATTTTGTTATCTATCGTAATTTTATGTTTATTTCTCTTTTTCTTTTCGCAAAAATTTAGAGTTAATAGAGCATTAAGTACATTAGATATCTATATTAAATTCCAAAACATGCAGTCGATGAAAATTTCGACTCTAAAGAATCATAGATTATGTGATTTTTATGTGGCTAGTAGTTATAATACATCATTATCAGGTACTCAAATAATTGATTATGCAACAACTGATATGATTAAAAAAGTCATCCAAACTGGTGCTAGATTTCTCGAATTCCAAGTTTTTGGTGATCAGTATGGACCAGATGCTATACCAGTTGTTTCAAGTGGTTTTAAACAAGGTGAATGGAAATTAACATTAAACACATTATATCTAGAAGATGTTATTAAAACAATTAAAGATCATGCTTTTAGAATTTATGATGGTACAGATGGATGTCCAAATAATTTAGACCCTTTAATTATTAGTTTGGATCTTAAAACAAATTATAATTATTTTGTCAATAATAGAATACAAAAATTATTCACAACGTATTTACTGGATTATTTATTGGATCCTACATATAACTATCAAGCAAAAAATCTTGCGATTGTACCATTGAAAAATTTAATGGGTAAAATTATTCTGATATCTAGTGATGGATTTCAAGGATCATCACTTGAAGAAATAATCAATTACTCATGGGCTTTTCCTAAATTAAAGAGATTTCATTATTCAGATTTAGAAAATGTAGTTTATCAACAGACAACAACAAGTTCAAATGTTTTTTCAATTGATTCGTCAGTTCAAAAAACAGAGAAAAATATAGATAATACACAACTTAAAGTATTTAATAATAGTGGGATGTCAATTGTTGTACCTCATAATGAAGGAGATATTCTTACATCTAATTATGATCCAGAAACAGCATGGAATATGGGTTGTCAATTTGTTGCAATTAATTATCAATCAATGGATAAAGATATGGATAAATACATTAACAAATTTAGAAATAAGGCATTTGTCCTTAAACCTCAACAATTAAGACAATAAGACAATAAGACAATAAATCTAAATTGGATAATTATGTATATTTTAGTAGTAACCTGGTCCAGATCGAATAATAATAACATTATGAATAGTTATGATAGTCATTATACAAATTTCTAAATGTATTTTTAAAGAATTATAATTATATTATTCTAACAAGCATTATCATATATTATTTTATTCTGGTACATATTTACCACCAGTTTTTGATGTTGGCGATTGATTAGAATTAGAGTTACTACTACTTGCTTGTTCAAAATAACCACTTATATTTTGATTATTTTCATTATTTTCTCTAGGTGATGGACCTAATTTATGAACTATTTTGATACTTTTTTGTCTACTTTTAATATATTTTGATTTACTTTTTTCTGAAAAAGATTTTTTTTGACTAGATAATTTTAGTGCACGATTATAAGATGGAGGAAGTGATTCATCTTGACCACCTGTGCCATTTGTTCCACCTGTTCCGCCCGTTTGAATATTTGTATGTGCGCATTTTAACATATTCTTTCTTAAATAGGAAACAACTGATAATCTAACATGTTCATTTTCTCCTTCAGAAATGATTGGTGTGTTTGAATGCCATTGATGTACATCCATTGCCAGAAAGTCACCATTTCTAACATCTACTGCAAGACCATATTGAGGGAATCCAAGATACCCACCAGACCATTTCTGACGACTTTGTTTTGGATCTTCTAAAACAACTAGATTACCAAATCCTTCATCAAAATCACCTATATCACGATGTAAAGCAGTTTGCCAGTTGTAATTAATTGTTGCCGTTGAAAATGCAGTATCTAGAATTTGAAAGTCAGGAGTCTTAGATGCTCTTTGATATTGTTTTTCATGAGCCTCTGGTACTAATGATTTAAATTGTTGGTCAATTGCTTCAAAAAAAGCAAATGTTTCTTTCCACTTTTCAGGTTGATCTTTAGTGAATTTAGTTGTTCGACAAGGGACATTAATAGTTGTTTTATCTTTCTTTCTAGATAAACGTCGATAATAGTTACGATCTATTTGATCATAAAATCCAATAATACCACTTCTTGCCATATTGCTAATATCATCTTTACGAAGGCGATCATCATGACCATAATATTTTCCTCTGAATTTCCCTTTTTGTGCAATTTCTTTAACATAAGCAGGTAATTTTCTTTTAGTTAAGAGACCTGCTGCAGCACCACGATTTGTATGGGGTTTTTTTGCTTCTTCTTCCAAAGCAACAAAGCATTTTTTGCATATTTCTTTTGGTATTACATTCTTACGAATTTTTAATAGAAGATGTCTTCTACCTTGCGCATCTAAACGATAAATATCTGAATCATCCTTAATAATTATATCAAAATCATCTTCGGTGAAATATGTACCTTCTAATTTTGAAATCTCTTGATCAGATATCTTTTGTTTTACCGTAATTTCAGTAACTTTCATTTATAAACTTTTTAGAAAAAAGTTTTAGCAAAAACACTTTTTTTCAAAAAAAGTGTGGGAAAGTTTAAATAATTTTCTAAAGGAATATATAAATATAAACATATATAAAATGAATTCAAATGTTTTAAATAATCAACAAACTGTACAAAAATTATTAATAGATAGAGGGGGTAATCGTGGTATGGGTTTTGATGCATGGGAAGGTTTTAGTGATGTAATGCCAATTTCTAGTGTACCATTGAATAATCATTCTTATATTAACGAACTTACCAATAATACTATAAATGCAATGGATAATTGGACCAATATGAATACTGATTTAGGAATACCAAGATCATTAGCAACTAACCCCATGGGAATTAGAGAATTTGTTACTATTAAATCAGATCCAACAGAAACAAGCGATAATAAATCTAAAACCCAATTTGAAGAAAAGTTTTATAAAGATGATAGAATTTTAAAAGGTAACTATTTTGCTGGATGGAATGATTCCTATTTCTTTCAATCATCTGTCTTTAGAAATAATAGCGAATTCTGGAACACCCCATTTAAAACTTTTTAGAAAAAAGTATTTTTGTGATTTTTTTGATAACACTTTTTTCTAAAAAGTGTTTAAGTAAAATTGATTTAGTTATTTTTAATTCAAACTAATATTAATATCTTACAATGTATTTTAATATTATTGCCGCATATGATTCTAAAAATGGGATTGGTCTTAATGGAACAATTCCCTGGAAAATTACTGACGATTTAAAACGTTTTAAAGAAATAACCACATCTGTACCTACCGATAAATATTATGAATTTATTAACATGGTTGTCATGGGTCGTAAAACATGGGAATCTTTACCAGATAAATTTAAACCATTACCTGGACGTCTTAATGTTATTTTGACTCACAAATCACCCGAAACTATTAGTCATCATGATCATGAAATGGTTCGAATTATTTCTGATTTTGATCAGATTTATGATTATAATAATCTAAACTTTTTAAGTGGTGATCAGAATATCAAAAATAAAAAGATCCATAATGTCTTTATCATTGGTGGTGGTGATCTCTATAAAATGGCAATTAACTCACATTATTGTCGAATGATTTATATTACAGAAATTTATAAAGATTTTGGATGTGATGTCCATTTTCCAAAAATACCTGTGCGAACTAATAAGGATTTGAATGTAACAAATGAACGTCTGAAAGAAATTCAACCATATGTTCAAAATGGTGAATTTTTGTTGTCGGATGTATCAGAAATTAAAGCAACTACCGATGGTCTTTATTATCGCTATTTAACATATTACCATCCGAATCGTAATTTTAATGTTACACAATGGATTAATAAAGAAGAGAAATTATATCTTGATACGATGGAGAATATTCTACTAAATGGTATTGATCGAATGGATCGCACCCAAACTGGTACATACTTTCTTCCAGGTATTTGTTTGAAATTTGATATTAAGAATCATTTTCCGATCTCTACCACCAAACGAATTGTTTTACGTTGGATTTTTGAAGAATTGAAATTATATATTACTGGAAAGACTGATACCAAAATTCTTAGAGAACAAGGTATTACAATTTGGGATGGTAATACTAGTCGCGAATTCTTAGATAAACGGGGGTTAACAGATTATCCAGAAGGTGACATGGGTGAGACATATGGATTTAACTTTCGTCATTTTGGAGGACAATATAAAGATTGTCATACTGAATATGATTCAAGTGTTGGGTATGACCAATTAGCAAACGTGATTTATCTTCTTAAGAATGATCCGACATCACGTCGAATTATTATTAATTTGTGGAATCCGGCAACACAACACAAGGCTTCACTACCTAGTTGTCTATTTTATTACCAATTCTGTGTTGATCCAGTCAAACATGAATTACATTGTATTATTCATCTCAGAAGTTCAGATTACTTTTTGGCTAATAACTGGAATACCTGCACTGGTACAATGTTAACTTATATGTTATGTAATCTAGAAGGGATTAATTTAACTCCGGGAACTTTAACGGTAATGGTTAGTGATGCACATATTTATAAATCACACGTTAAACAAGTTTATGAAAATTTACAACGGGAACCATATCCATTTCCGATTTTAAAAGTTAAAGAAAAGAAGAAGGATATTACAGAGTTTACATTTCAAGATTTTGAATTGATTGGGTATAAGAGTCATCCGTCATTAAAGGCCGAAATGGCCATCTAATGCTTTTTAGAAAAAAGCATGGGCAAAAAACACTTTTTACCGCTTTTGGGGTTCATGCACCCCAAGACTGAAAAAGTGTGATCAAAAACTTTAATATTTTTTGTTTATGTTTTCTAAAAAGTTTATTTTTGATAAAACTTTTTTCTAAAAAGTTTAAAAAGTTTTGTTATTAAAATATAAATAGAATAATAAGAAAACATACATAATATTTAAAATGGAATCAAAAGGAGATGTTATATGGGTTGAAGATTATTCCCAATTACTTCGTCGTGATAAATTACTCGATTTTGTACCAAAGATTGATATGCCTTTCAGTGAAAGAATAAATGCCATTGTTAGATTATCTTTTTACATTGGTATTGTTATGATGGTGGTTCATAATAATTATTTATATATTTACCTACCAATCATTGTTTTAGTTATCACTTATTTAGTTTACACCTTTCAAAGTAAAGAAATTCGTGAAAACTATGATACTTTACCTAGACCTTTAGATCCGGTTAATGAAAACCCTTTGTTTGATCGTTATTTAAATGCTAGAAAAGAAAAAGTTGAATGTGTTGATACCACGGTTGATAACCCATTTATGAATCCTTTAGCATCAGATGATCGTCGTCGTGGTCCTGCTTGTTCAACTCTTAATAATCGTAAACAAGCACAACGTGTTGAATCTAACTTTGGAAATAATTTATTCAAGGATGTTAATGATATTTTTAATCGGTCTCATTCGGAAAGACAATACTACACAGTTCCATCAACAACTTTTGCGAATGAACAAGGCAAGTTTGCTCAATGGTTATATGGTGGACCCCCAACATGTAAAGAAGGTAATGGTGATCAATGTGTGGCAAACAATCATACTAGACTTAATCAACAATCTTACAAGGGTTATTAATTTTTTTCTATTATATTAAATAAATCATGATTAAAAAGAAGCTTAATAATCGTAAATCAAGAAACACTCAAAAAAAAAAGCAACTCTTCAATAGAAAAAAACAAACTAAAAGACAAAAAGGTGGTTTACGTAAATCTACATGTCAGAGAGCACTTGCACAACTTGATGGAGAGATTGAAGGTTTAGGTGGAATTCCACAAACAGTAAAACTAGGTCTAGATTTTTCACCTTTTATTACTGATAAAACATGTGATGATGCTAAAAAGGTTAAACTCGCAATAATTAATGATCTTAAAGCAAAAAGAACATCAGCACCTCAAGAAAGTGGTACCAATTACACAACAAATGAAGGTTTGTATACCATATCAGTAGATCCAAAAAACGAACATAAATATTATTTAGTAGCAAATTTAAATGGATCAAAAGTAAGTAGTCCATACTTATTGGCGTCGGAAACTGATTCAAACGGATATATTTTACCTGTTCAAGTGAATAAGCAAATATCTTCAAATTCAAATTCAAATTCAAATTCAAATAATATATCAATAGAAACAGAAAACTGTTCTCTTGATTTGAAAAGAAAGGATGATTATTGTGAACAAATTGCAATACTAAAAGACTTAATTGGTATTTCATTACGAGATGAAGAAAAATTTACACTACCATCTTATACAAAATTAAAAGAAATAATTACTTTTATAGGAAAACAAAATGATGCATTATATAAACTTGACAACGCTGACTTTAAACGAATTTTTTCAATTCCAGAAGATGAAAAAAATCCTATAAAAGCAAAAGCAGTTAAGATAGATATGATTAGATCATATTTATATCAACTATATAAAATGAAATATAAATATTTTACATTACCAAATGATGATCTTTTACCAACTGGATCAAATAAAGCTAAGGTAATCAGTTTAAAAAGTTTAGTAGATTTAATGAAACAAATAACATCTAGTGTCCAGCACCTTTTAACATCATTGTTAACCGCTTTAAAATTACCTACAAAATTATCATCATCAATTAATGACAAGGAAGCATTTCATAAATTTTACTTTTTAACTAGAGAAGTTAAAGCATTACAACAGATAGAGGGTATTACTAAAGAACAAACAGCAGAATATTTATCTTTGCTTTATATGATAATTTTTGAAAAACCAATTGAAATACCAAGTCAATATTTACCTTCAAATAATATTAATATTAATTTACAAACAATACAAGAAAATATTAAATCATTAACACAAATGTTAAACTCTGGACAAGAGGGTAACATGGCAGTATAACATAAATTATAAGAATTTCTTCGTATACTTTTAGTAATAATTTTATATTTTTATATTAAAATAGAATATTAATAATACTTCTAATGGGACACAATTTAAAAATAAAAAAATTCGATATGACAAAAGTTTCTGACCGATCAGTTATTGCTTTTATTGGTAAACGTAAGTCAGGTAAATCAACTTGTCTAAAAGAATTATTATATTATCGCCGGCATATCCCAGTTTGTACAGTAATTAGTCCAACCGAAGAATTTAACAGATTTTTTGGTGATATTATCCCTTCAATATTTATATATAATGAATTAAAGATCGAAATTGTGGCCAATGCTATTCAAAGACAGAAGAAAGTCAAGGCGAGAAAATTAATGGAAGAGAAGAAATATGGTCATTCCAATATTGATTCACAAGCCATGTTAATTTTGGACGATTGTTTATATGATAACTCGTGGAGTTATTGGAAAGAAATTCGCGAAATTTTCATGAACGGGCGTCATATTGATATGACTTTTATTTATACCGCTCAAACTGCGACGAATTTAGTTCCGGCTTTACGTCAACAATTAGATTATGTGTTTTTATTTTTCTTACCGGGGTTAGACAATCGTAAGAAATTATATGCAAACTATGCATCTATTTTTCCTACTTTTGAATCATTTAATCAAGTCTATGATTCATGTACTCAGAATTTTGAATGTTTAGTTATTGACAATACTGTTAGAAGTAATAGATTAGAGGATCAAATTGCCTGGTATAGAGCAGACCCTAGTATTTATGAATCTGATTTTAGAATTTGTCCGAATGAATATTGGGAATTGAGTCAAGAAGTTAATGATCCAGTTCAAGAAGATGAAGAAATTGATGAATTTGATCCAACATTATTTCAAAAGACAAGAGCAGTTCCACAAATTACAATTAAAAAAAGTTCGTAATTTTTATTTTTCTGTGTGAATAAGTAAAGAAATAAATGAATTCTAAAAGAAAAACCATCAAGAAAAAAGTCTCTCAAAAGAAGAAAATTAATAAGAGAAAACAAAAATATAGTTTAAAAGGTGGTCTTAATGACAAACCTAAGAGAAATGATCAATTATATTTTAATGCTTTAGCAAAACAAGCAACTAATGCCAATACAGTATATAAAAAAACAATTCCACATAATGAAATGTATCAAAGCCTTGAAGATGTTAGACAAGAAGTAGCATTAAAACAACTAGCAAATAATCATGAAAAACAGTGGAACAAATTTACAGCAACCCATTCTGATCCATTTATAAAACCCACCAAAATATAAAAATAATACAAACCTTAAAAAATATTTATTTTTATTTTTGTCTAAATAAATCAATAAGAATGATATTAAAAAAAGTTATTAAAAGCAAAAAAAAATTAAGGGATAGACATAAAAATAAAAATATTACAAAATGTAAAAATAAATGTCATTTAAAAGGTGGTACGGGAGAAGGTAATTTAAAACCTTCTGAAATAAAACAAAGAAGAGAACATTTTCAAAGTGAAACTAGAAATATGACAATTGATACGCTATTTGAAGAAGTTAATAAAAAAAATATACCATTAAGATTCTTGACTTCTACTCAACAACAAGAATATATTAAAAAAATAGATGATATGCTGGAAAATGAAACAATGGTAATTTCGGATGTTATTGAATTAATTAAACAAGGAATAATACCATTGGGTTTGCTAGATTATACTCTAAGAGATGCATATTATAGAAGTATTATACCTAGTCCATCTGTACAACCGAATAGAAATAATCATATGCAAAATGAACCTGTATATATTCTTCATCCACAACAACCAAATAATCTTACACCAGGTGAACAATTATACAGTCTAAATGAATATATTGATGTTAATACAAATCAAGAACCAACTGTTGAAGAATTTATTAGAAAAATATTTGAAGAAAGTCCAAGTAATCAACCTCCATTGATACCACTAGGTACAAAATTAACGATGAATTATATTGCAGATTTTATACAACAAAAATGGACAGAAAATCGTTATTCACCTTTATCTAGAAATACTATTAAAGATGCTTTGTCAAATATTAATTTAGTCAAAAGACATGGACGTATAGTAATTTCAACCGCCCCAAGAAAAATTAAGCGTTCATTTTATGAATTAAATACAGAAAATGATAATAACGAAATTGGTAATGAAATTATTTCTAATGTATATGAAACACCGTCATCGCCTACATACGAACCCTTCCTAAATATAGATAGATCAACAGAGTCGGTATATAAAGAATTACCTAATGTATATCAAAAATTTAAGGATGCTAAACCATTACGACCATATCATATTTATGACCGTGCTACCTCATCTAAAAAAAATAAACCCACTACTTTAGCAAAACATAATGTTTTGCGAGCAATTCAGCAATTAGGATTAAAATCAAAATTAACACCTGGTATACTAACCAGATTAGAAGCAAGAGAAAAAGCACTTCGAAGTAGAAAAAAGTAAAAGTTATGTAAATTAAGAACATGTTGTAAGTTTAATTATTTTTAATTTTTATTTTGATAATGTTGATTAGTTTTATTGAAATCAAAAGTATCATACCCAGCCTTGTGGATATCAATACTATTAATATTTGTTGGTGGTCTTAGTAATTGATTAGATGATGATGAAGATGAATTAATATTTGTTGGTGATGGATTGTAAGTATTAGAGTTAAATTCAGCCGTCGCTCGTGAAGCATACATATTTAGATTACCATTTAAAATAGCATCTGAACTAGTATTAAATTGTGGAGTGTAGTTATTATTAGAGTTATTATCATTCAAGAGGTATGGATTATTCATTTGCAATCTTAAATTATCTAAATTGGCATTCACCATCATTTGATTATATCTTTTATTTTCTAGAATTTGATTGTATTTTTTGACTGCTAGATCTTTTTGACTATCTTCATAGGCTTTTTGAAATTCAAAGGCTATTTTTTTTTGTTTAATTTCCATTTCTTTACGAATTTTCTGCTTATTACGATATCTATAAAGACAAATATAAAAAATAGAACAAACAAAGATTGTGAAAATAGATAAATTAAATATTAATCCCCAATCAACTAAAATAGGTCCATTACTTGAAATACGACCCCCTCTTTGTACAGTTCGATAGGGAGAATTATATGAATTTGTGTTATATGTGGGTGCAAACATATTTTTTGGTAAAAGAACACCACGATTTCCATTAGACATAGTACTCATTTAAACTTTTTTAAGAAAAAAGTTTCATCAAAAAAAAACTTTTTCTAAAAAAGTTTCATCAAAAATAGTTAAAAAATAAAAGTTTTGTAAGGTTTTTGCTAACACTTTTTTAGAAAAAGTGTTTTATCTGGATTTTACACGTTCTTCTGACATCCAGTGTACTGATGGTGGACCCATTGGTGTCGCACATGTTGGTACAGTCATACTAACACATAATGGTTCATCACTTGGTCTGGGGAGAGCGAGTGTTTGATCAAGTGGATTAGGAATGCATGGACGATGGTTATCCTTAACAACTAATCTATTGTTAATATTATTATCAAATGGCATATGGATTCTTTCTTGGGGATTACGGCAAAGCCATTCCCAACGGTTAACACCTGTACCACGGAGAGTGCTTGGGGGATTGCTTAAACGAGTATCTTCAACAGGTTCAAAGCAATTTACTTCAGGAAAGTGAACTACATTACAATCAATATTAACGGCACCATTTGATTTGTTAATATAACCACCTGGATTAGCACCACCATATTGGTTAGTAACACAAGTTGGAATATAGTTTAATTCAGGGCATTTAGAAAATTTACGATTAATACCAATCATTTCGGAATCGATGTCAATAAGTGATGTATTTTTGCTAAGACTGGCACCGAATCTTTGCATTCTAATATGAGGATCATTTACAAAGCATGGATTGCATGGATATGGTTTTGCTAATTGATATTCACCAGGACCGATTGTTTGGGATAATTCGTGTCTGTATGAACATGTGTCTTGTCTGGGTCTAGTAAAGGACATTTAAAATATGATTTAATTAATTTATAATATAAAAAGATAATTTTTAATGCGAATTATTTTTCCGACGTCTTTTAGTTATTTCTTTTTCTTTTTTCATTTTTCGGCTTTTCTTTTTTGATTTGGGTTTTGATTTTGATTTATTAAAACCACCTGTTTGTTTAATAGAATTTTTAATACCTGAAGCAACATTTTTCATTTCATTTTTCAGTAAATTCAATTGTTCTTCCGCTTTCTTATTTGTCATAGCAAGTTTTTGTGCTTCTGTTAAACCATTATATTCATTTACTTTTTGTTGTGTTTTTTGTGTTGATCTAAAAGAATTATTAATATTAGAT